CAGCATCTGACGGTGCAACTGAGGCAGGTCGTAGATCTGCGGAGCGCCTTGAGCCAACTGCAGTGCAGCTTGGTACTGCATGATCCGCTGCGCCATCGTGGCGGCGTTTGGATCGCTGACCGGGATCACTTCCACGAGGTCGTAGTCAGACTGCTTGACCGATCTGTCACCACCTTCAGGCGTGTAGGAATAATCTGCAGGAAGGAAGTCGCGGATGATGCCCTTCAGGAGCTTGAACTCCATCCTCAGGCTGGCGTGCACACGCGCCTGCACTGCACTCATGGTCTTGAGTTGGCGCTCAAGGATGGCCAGCGTGGTGCCCACCGGGGCCTGGGCCGACATATCGCTGACCTTCAGATCTGCGATAGCCGCAAGGCGTCTGCCCTCTTCTGTAATGCGCTCTAACAGAGCAGCCAAGACTTGGCTGGGCTCTTTGTATGGCAGGGGCATGATGTTGTCCCTGACCGATCCGCTAGGCACATCTACATCACGGAACTCTCCCGGAGCGATGGGGGTGTCGTCACCCTTGATCCGCAATCCCCGGCTTTTTAGACCGCCGGGCAGGTTAGACAGGGTTCCAGCGTCAACCAATTGACGGATGATGGAAGTGCCAGCGCGAGCATAACCACCAATAAGGTGGATATAACCCAAACCATAAGCGCCAAAACCAGGGATATAGGTGTATTGGACGAAGTGCTGTCGCTTGAGCTTTTTGTCGTCGTCTTCGTTCCAGTTTCGCCGGATTGACAAAACCGTCTGAGTGCCTCTTTCAACCGTGACCACATACGGCAAAGGAACCTCATCTTCGTACCCCGGCATGTCCCAATCTACGTGGATCTCCAGAACCTGATAACGGTCATCATCAGTCAGGGTATACCCTTGCTCTTCTGCCTTCTTCTTCTCAATATCCGTAAAGAACCTGATTGGCTCACCAAGCTCTACGTCCTGATAGAAGCCAGCCACTTGCAGCTTCTTGATCTCGTTTTCCGTCTTGCGCATCACATGGGTGACGCGCTCTGCGGTGTAAACATTAGATGCCCCGTAAGGCATGATCAAGTCTTCTGCCGGGACAAACGGAGCCGCAGGTAATTCTGTGCTCGGATTCGGGTAGATCTTCTTAAACGCTGCGCCTGAGAGCCCCAAGGAGTACAGCATGCGCTCATGCTCTGAGCGGTAGTCAATCATCTTCTCGGTCAGCATGTAGTTCATGTCATCGCGGACACGCTCTGCTGCTTCCTCTTTGAGACGATCAATGGCACCGATGATCTGCGTCTTGACCGGACCCTGAGCAGGGAAAGTCTCGGTGATCATTTCCGACTGGAACCTGATGGCAGCTTCTGTCAGCAGGGGGCTGTACACGCCACAAGCGCCGTTCCACGGCTCTGTGCGCTCCTCGTACTTCATGCCCAGGACTTCCAAGCCCTTGACAAACATCTCCGTCCAGTCTTTGCGACTGTTGATGTCCGCATCAACCAAGGAGACAAGCTCTGAGGCCAGCGTTTGAAGCTCGCCGTCATCTATGAATTCTGCGAGGTTCGCGTCGAACTCTTCTGCCGTGGGGGTCTCTGGCATGAGGTCGATCTCAACACCGTCGATGCCGATCTTTACGTCATCGGGGTTCTCGATCTCAATCTCGATAGCAGGCTCGTCGCCCATCATCGCGGGGTCCAAGGGGGTGAGCACTTGGTCAATGTTCGTAGCCATGTCAGTCCTCAGTAGTAAGCAGCCCTGCGGCTACTCTTGAAGTATTGGATCTCATCCCTCTCGTCAGTAGGCAGTCGAATGAATCCGCCCTGTCTGAACCGCAGCAGTGCTTGCGTTGTAGAGTCCACGAGGTCGTCATTTGCTCCGCTGGGGAAATCGTTGCATTCCTCGATGACTTCCTTGGCCCAGCGCCTATCAGGAGCCCACACTATGCCTGAAGAAAACAGATCGGCAACAGCGTTCACACGAGAAATCTTGTCCTGTCCCTTGCCAGGAGTGAACTCTCCGACAGGCACCCCCATACGCCGAAGCTCCTGATACAGCGCCGCACCGTTGGACTTCTTCTCCACAACGAACGCATCAGGCTCCCACTCCTTGTACTCCTCAAGGACGAGTTTCTTCAAATCAGGGAACTCCATCCGTTTCTTGATGGCGTTCAGCAGGATAATATTGAAGTTGTCTGTCTCTTCGTTGAAGAATACTCCCCACGTGGTCAAGGCATTGTAGTCTGCACGAGTACTTGCTTCTTGCGCAGCATCCAGCGACATAATGATAAACTCACATTGGGGCGGGTCGTCCTTGTCCCAGATCTTCCACCACTCGCGCTTAATAAGAGCACCTTCCTCTGACACCGGATTTTGCATATACTGGGCTTCCCAGTACCGAATATCCATGCCAGCTTTCTTGGCAAGCAACTCATCCAGCGCCCAAAAGTCGCCCCAAAGGGGTTTTTCGTTCAATATGGCAGGGAACTCGACCACCTCCCACTGATCCACGCCCTCTTCGCGTTGCATCTGATTGACGATCTGACCTGTCAGATCCAACTTAGACCAACGAGTCATCACGACGATGATCGCTCCACCCGGCATCAGACGCTGCAGCGGGCCCGACTGGAACCACTCCCACGCAGGCAGGAATACGTCTGGGCGACCTGTCTTGGCCTCTTGTTCGGAGTGGGGATCGTCGATGATGAACAGGTCCGCACCGCGTCCTGCGAGTGCGCCCCCTACGCCAATGGCAAAATACTCGCCATTGTAGTTTGTACCCCACCGTGAGGCAGATTTACTGTCCGCTTGGAGTTCAACCTGCGGAAAAACGTCCTTGTAACTGTCAGAACCTACCAAATTTCGCACTCTTCGGCCGAAATTTACTGCCAGATCGGCAGTGTGCGAAGACATTATGATCTTCTTGTGGGGAAATTTCCCCAGAAACCACGCCGGAGCGAGATAAGATATAAGTTCTGACTTCCCGTGACGCGGAGCGATATTAACGATCACCCTTTTCTTGATACCGTTGGCAATATCCTCAAAAATCTGCGCCAATTTACGGTGATGGGGCCCAACTTTATACCCAGGATACACGTGCTGGATGAAATCCAGCAGGTTTTCCTTACCTTTTGACTGGACGTAGTCGGTTTCCCAGCGTTTTAGCAGTTCAAGCGTCTTACGCTTGTCGCCCTCCGTCATGTACGGCAGCGATTTCTTCAACTGAAGGACCTTTTCAGGCGTCAGTTGGCTCATTTACGGTCTCGGATTCGACAATTTCGGCCATCGGCAGGTCGATGGTGCGGGCTTCCAGCTTGGAGAGGGTCTCCAAAAGCTCTTTTTCCACCTCTTCGATGGACTGATGCTTGACCGTCATCTCGGTGCGCTTCTTGAAGGCGTCCACGCCATCAACTTCACCCAATGCTTTGATCGCCTGAAGACGTACTTTGCCATCAGGGTGGGCAGTTTCTTCAATCAGCTTGTTGACAACGAAGCGCTTGAGGTTGGCAAGCTCTTGCACAACCTGGGAATCGTACTGAGCCACTAAACCCGCAAGGTATGCAATGGTCTCGTTCGGGTAGATCGCCATATCCGGGCGGATGGGGCCCCCCTTGATGAGGTCTGTGGCAATCTCACGCGCGTCCTTCTGCGCGTTTTCCCCCGGACTCAACGGCACTCCGGTGAGGTCAGAGATCAGTTTGATCGTTCTGGCCCGCATCTCCAACTCTTCTCTGGGAGAAAGGTCGGGGTACGCCTCCTGGGCGTTGGCAGGCAGGGGGATGGTGTCGTCGATGTCTGGTATTTGGTCCATAGGAATAGTCGCACTATGAGACGGCGTGCGAAATGTAGCACGTATTTTGAAAAGGAGGTAGGAGTCCCTGACGGGGGGTGTTCGCAAAAAGAGGGGGTGGGGGGTACACCCCACCCGATAAAAAATAAGTGACGTATGGAGGTAACAAAAATAAAGTGACGTATAGGTAAAGTTTGGGGAACTCTGTAGTTATTTGTGCAGATTAAGGGGTGTGGGGTGCTGCGGGGGACCCAGCAAGAATCAGGGGGGTCCGGGTGCGGTGGGTCGTTCCCCCTGAGGATTTGCTTTTTGTTCAGCCATCCGCTATACATAAATCACTGGACAGCGCGGTGCTGCCCAGGCAACAAGGAGGCTGACATGGTCAGTTATCAGAAGGTTGGCGGCTTGCACTTCCTGCGAGTCGGTTCTTACGGAGCGAGTGTGTACATGAAGAAAAACACAGACTACATCGTGGACTACATCATCACCTTCATCGGAGGGTGTGCGGTTGGTTACCTCGTTGGTCCTGCGCTGATCGACGCAGTGGTCAAGCTGGTAGGGTGACATGGGGGGCTTCGGCCCCCCTTCTTTATGGAGACGTTATGAAGTACGAAGAATGGACCAAAGAGGTTGGCTTGCAGACCGGCAGGGTGTTGATCACCGCTGAGAGGTTCAAGGAGGCCACAGGCCGCGACCCAGAGAACGATGACCTAGAGCGGGTGAACTGCCCGGTTGTAGGCGGGTTCGGACACTTCTACTGCGGTTGGAATCACCGGCTCAACCTACCAAGGTTTGAGGCACCGGACTGAGACGGGGGGCTTCGGCCCCCCTTCTTTTTTGGCCTTTGATGCCAGTTTTGAGTCGTCGCGTGTGGGTGCGCGGGCAAGCGGGTCGCGTGCGCCCGATCCCCCTGAGAATTGGACCCAGCCAATGGTTTCAGCTATACAGACATTACTGGACGACGCGGTGTCGTTCAGTGCTTACCGGAGTGTTTCCATGTCAAAGCGAACCGATATAGCCATCATGATGGCCAAATCCGTAATCACGGATTGTTTGTCTCAATCAAAGCGTGATGCAGAAGAGGCAAAAGCCCGCGCAAAGCGTGTCCGCGAAGCACGGTATACCGTGCTGCAGCCTGTGCTAACCCGCTTGGCGATGATCCTGAACCCTTTACCCGCTGAACAAAAGTCGTTCAGCATATCGGGATACGGATCACGCCCGCTCATTACCGTGACGCTCTACAAACAAGAATCGCTCAAGAGCGAGCTTATCTGTGAGCTTCTGGACTACGTGAGCAATGTGTGTACGGAAAGTGCTCGATCACGGGACTATGTGTCTCAGTACTGGGGAGAACGCAGCCACTCATTCAGGGGCAGCGAAATAGACATCGACATCAAAATCGACGTCAGCGAATCCGGCACATGCCGGAAAGTGATCAAGGGTCAGAAAACCCAAGTCGTAGACGAATACGAATTCGTCTGTGACTGATCGAACGGCGCAGGGCTTCGGCTCTGCGCCGTTTTTCTTTGGCCTTTGATGCCAGTTCTTTGTCGTCGCGCGTGCCTGGGCGTGTGCGTGAGCGAGGCAGGCAAGGACGCTAGATAGCGACTCAGTTCCCCCTGAGAACTTGAATAGTCCCCTTGTCTCAGCTATACAGAACTTACAGAACAACGGCGCGGTGTCGTTGCGTATGCTTCAACGTAACATGGAGAAAACCATGAGTGCAAAGCAAAAGACGGTTGACCCGATCAACTACATTCCGACGTCCCTCAAGGACGCAGGCTATCAAGGTGCACGGTCTAGCGAGACCCTCGCTAGCATCGCAGGGTATGTAATGACCCTGCAACCTACCATTGCGACGGAGGGCCCGACCAAAGAGACGCAACAAGGACTGCGCGAAGGTTGGATGCTGCGCTACAGTGAATTGCATAAAGGCCAGCGTTACACCAAGGACTGGAACCCGATCCCTGAGGATCACGATCCAGTAGACGGTGAAATGCTGGTGACAGTGCAATTTGCACTGTCGTTCACGCAGCAAGAATTCGGCAAAATGAAGGGCACCGATCCCGGCAAGTATGGTGCCGTGAAGGGGTTTCGTGAGAACTTCAATAAGTATTCTGCCAACCGATTGGCCGATCTAATGACGGCAATTAAACGTATCGTCGCAACTAATGCACCCCGAACCCGCGATGCTGCCAAGGACTACAAGGACTGGTTGACGGCCACCTTCGACACAATGAAGGCACGGGCTAAGACGGCCAAGGCCCGGGGCGATGCCACGGTGCCTGATGAGGCAAAACTGAGAGTAGCGATCGACGCATTCAACAAGGCTTTGGCCTGATGACCAACCCCCCAGACAGCAATGTCTGGGGGGTTTTATTTTGCCTGCGCTATTTGAAACCAGTTCTTAATCGTCGCGCGCGTGCTCGTGTGTGCGTCCCGTAAGATAGCGTTGGCCATAGTGACAAGATCACTAAATAGCGATTCAGTGTTGGATGTTTTGCTAATTAGCTGTTTTGTTCCAGTGTTCTACGTATACGTCCGGGTTCTACACGGTAAAACCCAGAACGTTGACGTAAGACTAGAACATTGGAACAAATGACACTATGGATAAAAAAAGTCCACCGGAAAGGTGGACATAACCCGATTGACGGGAGGGAGAAAGCAATCCGGAAAGATTTTCTTTCCTGAATTTCAACATGCACTGGATGTGCATGTTGCCAGAAAACGCTCAACTTGTCAAATACCCCTACGCAGAAGTAGGAAACCCGCCAAGAGGCGGGTTCGGGTAAAAAGTGCCGTTTAATTTCAACATGCACTGGATGTGCATGTTGCCAGAAAAAGCCGGACTTGTCAAGCACTTTATACGTCATTTTGCGTTCTAGTGTTCTAGTCGCGTTCTACAAAATGTTAGTGGTTCCTTACACGTAAGTTGTTGATTACAAAGGGAAATTCGGTTTTGTTCTAGCTGTTCCAGTGTTCTAGTCAAAAAGAGGGGTGGCGGGTAAAGGCATGAATTTTTTGTAGAACGCATGAACTTTTTGGCGAGAAAAAGTTGTGCACAAGTTATCCACAGAAAAAAATGAGGCCTTCCCAGACCCCCCTCTCTCTCTAAACTTAGAACATAGAACAAAACGCTTTTTTTCCCTTTAAGAATCAAGCACTTACAACCGTTCCGTAAAGTGTTCTATAGCTTTCAAAAACACCCCCTTAGAACGCGAAAACTAGAACGCTGCATTTTTAAGCAGTTTCCTGACGTATAACTCACCCCATACGTCACCTTTGACGAATGAAACCTCATACGTAAGAAAGTCACACACAGTCCTTGACTTACGTCACAAAAACCCCTATAATGCATCTGTTGGGGCAGTAAACCTCAGCACAGTCTCTATTCAGTAGTTCATTCAGTAAGGAGTCGCTATATGTCCTTCTCCAACCCCATGCATCACGAGCCGCGCCTCGTGTTCCCGATAGTGCTTCAGCGTGGGGTGAAACACTCCACACTGCTGCGCCTGCAGCGCAAGCCCGAGCAGTTCCTGCAATGGTGCCGCCTTCGGACTCTCCTCAAGCCCAATGACCGCACTTCCCATAGTTGGGAAGACCCCATCGACGGCACCCCGCTGGAGACTCATCGGTTCCGAATCGAGGAGTGGGTCTGCTTCTTCGTCATCGAACGCGGCGAGATCAGCGAGTGGGGCTTCCGCCCCATCAACGAGGAGTAAGCATGTCCATGCGTCCCATGAAGCCCATCTGCGTGTCCTGCGGCGACACCTTTGCCCCTGCCCGCCGACTGGCGGGATACCACCTCTGCATGCCATGCGGTGAGCAACGGTCTGTTCAAGACCGCAGGGGGTGGTGCATAGCCCCCATGCACAAGAGCAACTACATGCTGCTCACCGACCCGAGCGACCTGCTCGGCATCAACAACAAAGGCGGACTTATCAAATGAAGACAGACGAGCAAGAGGCTCCCGTGATGAAGGTCTTTGTGCGTGACCAGTACGGACAAC